CAGTGCTGGAGGAAGAAAGAAAGCAACATCAATTATTACAGACATAATTATGACAAAGAAAGATCCAGCAGAGTTTGACTCAATTATGGAAAGCCTAAAAAGTATTCAGGTTTTAGATGGCAATACAATTGACTTTGAAATTATGGTTAAGGCAATTGGGCTTGAAGGAATTGAAAGAATTAAAAAAGAGCAAGAAGCAATTGAAAAACTTAAAGAAGATGCCAAGAAGGCTGGCAAGGACTCTTTAGTTTCAGCCGATGGAAAGTCTATAGATCCTGGTGCAGATGTTTCTGCAAATATGAAGGCAGCGGTTGACGCACTAGAACTCGACAAAGAAAGAATGGCAGAATTTCAGGCTGGAAGTCTTGAGCAACAAGCAGAATATCTACAAAAACTTGCAGCACAGTTTGCGTACGAAGCAACAGTGAATGACAAATCACGCCAAGCAGACATAGAGTATTTGGCTGGACAGCAAGCAATGCGTGAAGCATATCTCCAGAACATTGCTTATGGAACAGACAAATATAAAGAAATTTTAGCAAAAAATGTTGCAGCGCTAAAACTCCTTAATGATGGAGAATTTGCAGTTAGAAAATTAAAATTTACTTCAGCAAAGGGTGTCGATGCAAAAATACCTGGAGTTGGAGATACACCAGGTGCAGGAGATAAAAAGAACCCATTAGAATTTCTTGAAGAACTTGCTATGCGTATTAAAAATGTAAGAGATGGTGCATTCGATGCAACACAACCATTAAAATCAATGCTTGCTGCACTTAATAGCAAAAAGGCTAAAAAAGACATATCCAGAATTATGGACATGTTTGATGGTCTGCAACAAAGAATGCTTAAGATGAAGGTTCCAAAAGAATTTAGAGACATGATCATGGGTATGTCTGCAGAAGACTTTAAAGAGTTAGCAAACCTTAAAAAAGAAAAGGCAATCTTTAAATTTAAAAAGGGTAAAGATGGAAAAGAACTTCCAAGAACAAAGGCAAATATTGAGGGACTAACAAGAACTGGCGATGGCCTAATGAGATTCTACAGAGAAGCACAGGTTGGAGAGGCTCAACTTGTTAACAAAGAAACTGTTTCAGATATTGCTGACCAAGAAAAAGCATTTAAGATGCTTATGGCTAGTGGATTAAGCGCAAGCGATGCACTTAAAGAAGTTCAAAACACAGCACTAGCATCCGCAATTGCAGCAGGGACTCTTGGAAAAACTGGCTCTAAAGAAATGAAGCAGTATGCAGATGACTTAAAGAAAGCAAACTCTGAATTAGCAAGATTTGAACTTAGACAAAGAATGATTACCGCAAACGAAGAGTTTAAATTGCTTGAGCAAATGCCAAAACTTATGACAGCCATGAAGGGTGCTGGAATGTCAGCAGATCAAATGGCAGCAGCATTAGAAGATCCAGAACTTGCAAAGCACCTAATTGAAGACTTAAAGGATGGAAAGGTAGATGCTAAAGAAATAGCAGACTACCTAAACTCTATTGAAGCCAAAAAGATTATTGATATCCAGGTAAAGTACAATGCTGGAAAGTATGGAGAAGCAGCACAGCCTGGAATTGATGCAGGAGAAAGATTGTTTGCTGCACTTGAAGCGGGAATTAGAAATGGTGTAGAAGGATTCTCTTCTGCTCAAAACAAAATAGACGTAGCAACCATTGAAAAGAATAATAAGTTAATTGCAAAAGCAGAACTTGAGGCAGCAGGGTACAGACATCAGATCGAATTAATTAACCGTGAAATTCGTGGTATGGAAAGAGACATCGAGATGAACTATACTCGACCAATCGAGGAGGCTTCAGAGGCTATCTCAGATATGGAAAGAGAACTAGAGGTTAATCCAATCTTTGGTAATCGTGCTATAGGAAAGTTAAATGACGAAAACACAAAACTTTCTAATGACTTGGCAATCATGGCAAACCAAGCAGAAAAAATTAATGAAAGATATGACAAGCAGGCAGAGGCGCTACAAAAGGTAGCAGATATTAATGATGGAATTATTGCTCAACAACAAAGCCAGTTAGACCTTGCAGACGCTCTTACACAGGGAGACATAGCAGCAGCAGCAAGGGCTATGCAGGCAAGCCGTGCTGATCAGGCATCAAGAAATCAAACAGGAGTTATGGATGCACTTGAGCAAGCACGTACAAATGAACTAGAAGGTTTGCGTGGGGCAGAAAGTGGTTTGAGTCAACTACAAATTGCTGAAAGACAGTTTGTTATAAGTCAAGAAATCTACAAGATGGAAAATAATCCAGAAAGACTTAAGATTATGAAGGATATTCTTGACTTACAAGACAAGATTTATAACTTTGAAGAAGGAAGAGAAGCAGCACTTCTAAAGATTAGAGACAAAGAAGATGCAATTTATAAAATTAACAAAGAGCAGTTGTGGCCACTTGAAGATAAAATTGCAGACATGCAACACCAAAATGACTTAGCACAAAGAAGACTAGATATTGACGTTGCTGACCTAAAGGTTTTGGGATTGTCAAGATCAGAATTTGAAAAAATAAAAGCAGAGATTGAACTTAGTGAGGTAGCAGCACAAAAACTTACTGCTGCGTTTGGAGGAATGCTCGCAGCGATTGAAGCAATTCGTGCAAAGTGGGCAGAGGTTATTGCAGGAATTAAAGCAGCACAAGATGCAGCAGCAGCACAGGCTGTAGCAGCGGGAATCAAGGCCAATGCAGATGCCGATGCTGCTGAGGTTGCAGCAGATGCAGATGCAGCAGCAGCAGATCCAGTGGCAGCAAGAAAGGCTGCAGCAGATGCCTATGCAGCAGCAGTAGCCAAGGGAGATATGGATGCTGCAGCAAAAGCAGCAGCACAGGTAGGACCTAGCGCACTTGCTTCAAAGGAAAGCGGATCTATTGGTGCAGCATCTATTGCATCAGCACTAGCAGCAGCACAAGCAAGGCTGAGTGGAAAAGCAACACCAACACCTGCTCCAAAGGCAACCACTACTCCAACCCCAAAGCCAAAGCCAACCCCAGCGCCTACTCCAAAACCAGTTGCTGCTAAAAGTGCAGATGCAGCCAGAGCAGCAGCAGCAGAAGCAGCAAGAGTGGCTGCTGCAAAGAAGTCTTCTAAGTTTTCAATGCCTGCTGGTATTGGAAAGGGATACTCAACTGGTGGGCTTGTCAAGTACTTCACTATGGGTGGTTTTGCAAAGGGAACAGACACTGTGCCAGCAATGCTTACTCCTGGAGAATTTGTAATGAGCAGATATGCTGTTCAGTCTTATGGTTTAGACAAGATGAAGTCAATAAACAATGGAACATCTGTTGGTGACTCAGTGTATAATTATAGTATTAATGTTAATGTAGAGTCAGAAGCGAACCCTGATGAAATTGCAAGGGTAGTAATGACACAAATACGAAGCATTGACTCACAAAAACTTAGGGGGACTAGAATCTAATGGCAACTAATAATTACATGGCTGGTAGAAAGAAATATTCTAGACCACAAGCAATGCTATTTGCTGATAACCCTGGCACAAAGATTGATGGTTTTTACGTTCCAGACGGTAGTGAGATAGGGTCCTACACAGCCTCTGAAGGCTCTAATGGCGAGTTTTTAATCCTTTCCGATGACAATAGATCAGACATCAACTTTAAACCCACTAGAATTGAAAAACGGGAGAGAATGATCAATGGTCGTATGAGGTCATATCATATTGCAGATAAACTACAGATCACTACATCTTGGGATATGTTGCCATCAAGAGCATACGATACCAAGGCTGACTTTGATTTAAACGGAAATCCAGATATGCTAAAGACAGTAGCAAGACCAAACCCTCTGGAGTTTACAACAGATGGCGGAGCAGGCGGAGTAGAACTTCTTGACTGGTATGACAATCACAAAGGATCTTTCTGGGTATATCTTTCTTATGATAAGTACACAAACTTTGAAGACACAGACACTAGCGAGATAGATAATAGATTTAATAATATAAATAAGTATAATGAAATAGTAGAAGTTTTTTTCTCAGACTTTAGTTACTCAGTTGTAAAGAGAAGTGGTTTGAACTTTGATTTTTGGAATGTGTCTCTTACACTGGAAGAGGCATAATGTTTCAAGATAAAGAGTTATTAAATTATATAGAAACAAATTCTTCTGTTCAAACAAGATCTTCGATTATTGTTGAATGGAATATGAACATAGCCTCAAATATTAAAACTATTGGAAATTATAGATATAGGCCAACACAGCAAAACTCTGTATATAGAACTATACCAAATACTTTTGACCTATTAGATTCTGGATCAAATGGTGTTAAATATTATACTGGTGCAACAGACGCAGACATAAAGATAGACGGCGGGTTTGAAGATAATGGAACTCCAGCATTATTGTATCCAATAAAAGAAAAAATGAAAATGTTATACTCTTTAGAGAGTTGTTTTTCATATCAAAGGCCAAGAAGCGGAATAAATAAAGCAACATATTTAAACGGTAAATATTTGCATAACCCAAATATTAATATGGCTAAAAGACCAAGATACTATATGCCAGATAAAAAAGACCCATTTAAATATTGGACATCTTTTAGAACAGAAGGTGGTGTTGAGTATGGAGTTGCCAATAAAACAGTTAATGGAAAACACAGAATAGAAGATGCTGCACCATTTGTTGTTTATAAAGAAGAAATTCCAGCAAACCGAATAGTTGTAAAGATGCAAACTAACACTGGAGAGTTAGACTATGGAATGTTCTCAAACTCTTCTGAAACATTTTTAGATCCATATTTTGGAGAAACAAATAGAACCACTCCAAACAACTGGAAAGTTCAGGTGTTAAAAAATAACAATTGGGTAGATGCTAAATCTTTTTCTGACAAAGACAAAAGAAAAGACGGAAGTGCAATAATAGGATCTGATGGGTATGTTGAGTTGTCTTATGGACTTATAGTTCCTAGCGCATATTCGGATACATTTAATTTTCTTGGAGAAATTTCTTCTGTAAATTTAAGGCCTGAGTCTGCAAATGAAGGCGATGCTTTTTTAATTACACCAGACAGTTTATCTCTAGGCACATACCATATATGGAATAGAGGTAGTTGGAAAACATTTACACCAACATATGGTTGGAGCCTTGAAGATTCTGTCGTTAATGTACTTACAAATTTTGTAACAGAATTAACAAATCCTCCATCTTTTATCTCTAGTAATGTTAAAAAGTATAAAGAGTTTGAATATATTTCTGGTATAAGAATTGTTGTTGATTCAATGAACAAATTTGATTCCACCTTTGATTTAATAGAAATATCTCCAAGGCTCACAGCAGACCTAAGCGATAGAGTAATGAAATATTCTGTAAATAAAAGCGCTTCTGATCTAGGTGTAAGCGGTTTGCCAGTAGGACAACTTCTTGCATCAACAGGTTCTCTGAGCCTATTTGATTTCGATGATGCTTTTCACAAAGACAATGCTGCAAGCATAATTAGCAAGTATGTTTCAAAAAACATTCAGATAAAACTATATGAGGTTATAACAGATAATCAGGGAATTGATTACTACATGCCAATAAAAACAATGTACGCAGACGGTTTTCCAAAACTAGATAATCAGTCAAAAGAAGTTTCTTTACAACTTAGAGACTTGTATTTTTATTTTGAATCGCAAACTGCGCCCCAAATGTTATTAACAAATGCTTCTGTAAGTGCTGCAGTATCTCTACTTCTTGATTCTATAGGATTTTCTAATTATGTTTTTAAAAGGGTTGAGGGAGAGTCTGAAGTTATTATTCCTTATTTCTTTATTCCTCCAGAAAAAAGCGTTGCAAAAGTTTTAGAAGATATTGCAATATCAACACAGACAGCAATGTTCTTTGATGAGTACAATAACTTTGTAATGATGAGCAAAGATTATATAATGCCATCATTAAATCAAAGGCCAACAGACATAACTCTTTATGGAACTACAGACTTTGTTGACACTGGTGTGTTAAAAAATGAAAGAACAAATAGCAAACTTTCTAACATTATAGAAATAACATCACAAGATAATGAGGTTTATAATGATGGAAAGATTGTTTATACAACAAGACATATTCAAAGATCTATTGGAAGTATAAAGCAGGCAAGCCTTGTAGACAATGAAAAGACTTGGATATACAAGCCAGTACTTCTGTGGGAAGTCCAGGGAACAGAAAATACAAAATCTATAAATGGTGAAGTTGGCAATCAGTCTACGTACATGCTAAGCGCAATACCATTAAACTCAAACCTTTCAGCAGATCTTCCCTCAGTAAAAAACAACAGGATTGTAGACAATATAATGGATCTTGGCGAGGGCGTTTACTGGATTACAAGACATAACGGATACTTCTACTCAAATGGAGAAATAATAAAATACGATGCAGTTCAATATAATATTTCTGGCACAGGCGATGTATGGATTAGCAATGTTCAAGAGTATGACAAGTATTTTTCATCTCTACCATTTAACGGAAAAATATATCCAACAGGACTAGTCAGAATTTATGCAGAGCCAAACTATGAAGAAATATCTGGAATTGCTAAACTTAAAAATGGTCCAGTATCAAAACATGGAAGAGGTCAATTTGGAACAGCAGTGTCTGCACACGGCGCTGGCTTAAATCCTTATTGGACAAACAACTCCAATGTTCGTGGTTGTATGATGCAGTCAAAATATTTGTTTGATTTAAATGAGACAGCCCCTACAACAACAATTGGTCCAGCAGGAATAAACAATACGCTTGCACAAAAGACATCAAGAAATGGAATTATAAAAAACTTCTTAGCATCAAAGTATATTTCTGAGTCAACTACAAATGCAATGCTATCTACACAAGCGGGAACTGTGCAATCATCAGCATTGGTTATGAATGGTCCAGGATTTACAACAACAGAATCACCAGTTGATTTTGTTTCTTATGTGTACAAGCAGTTAGATAATAAGTATAAGCATTTTGGAACTAGAATGAGAATTATTGGAAAGGTCGAGAATGATGCAAATCGTGGACAAACTCCAGTTGGGGCCTCAACTTACTTCACTGTTCCAGGAACAACTCCAGAAAAAAGCATTAGCATTGTAGGAGGATCTGGAGGTATGGCCGTAATGCTAAATCCATCAACGAACAATGGATATTACTTTGAAATAATTGCTTTAGGTGCAAATAATTTAAACGAGTCTGAGAAAAAAAATGTTAACAACGTAATGTTTTATAAAGTTAAGGCTTCTGGAACTACTGCAATACCAATTAAATTATATGAAGGCTTAACAAATATAATTGTAGATGACGGAAGATTTACTGGTCAGTACAGAATGGCAACAGAAGAAAACCCAACAGTCTTTGATCTATCTGTTGAGTACCAGGACATTGGAACAAGAAGAAGATTTTTCTTATATATAAATAATAATCTTATTGCAACAGTAGATGACGAAGATCCACTACCAGCATACAACAATATGGCACTGTTTGTTCGTGGTTCATCAAGAGTAATGTTTGAAAACATATACGCTCTTGCAAACAACTATTCACAAAATACAGCATTTAAGATAAATGCTCCAATAGCCTCAGCCTTTGGAGATTCTGAAATAAATGCAAATGATTCGTTTATGAAATATGCTATGAGTGGCGTGGTGCAAGGAACTTATCTTTCAGGAATAAGTTCTTCTGAGCCACCTGCGTTTAGCATGTACTTTGAGGAATTTGGAACTATTATGAGAGAGGCTGCTTCATTTAATATTAAGTATGACAAAGCATACCCAGCACTTTATGCAAAACTGTCACCAACCTTTAATAGAATTAAGGGATATGCAATTTCTGGGTTTACAGCAGGCTCATACGGAGCAGAGTTCTTAGTATTTAACTCAACAGATACTGCATTAAGTTTGGATGAAAGCAGTGGAAACTATTTAAGAATTCAAGGAATTACTTTTACTCAGCAGGCAGACAATGATTTAACTGTTGATGAGTATTTTAATAAAAATAGTAATCTGGCAGATCCAGAAACTGTAGGATCTTCTTTGGTTTCTTATCCTTTTAAAGTTGCAAAAGACTACGAAGATATAAAATTAAGCCGTATGTCTTATGGTAAAAAAGATTTTAGTTTGGAAGTTCCTTATGTTCAGTCGCATGATGCAGCAGAAAACCTAATGTCTTGGGTTATTAAAAAAATAATGAAACCAAGAAAGTCTATGGGTGTTAAAATATTTGCAAACCCTATGATACAACTTGGGGATATTGTTACAGTAGACTACAGAGATAATAACATAGACATGGTTTCCCCAATAGAAAAAAGATTTGTTGTGTACAATATGGAGTATGCAAGAGAAAAAGATGGTCCATCAATGACGGTATTTTTAAGTGAGGTAGTGTAATGACAACAGATGCAGTAGCAAACCAATCAAAGGTAACGGATAAAACATCTGCTTTGGCACCTATTAAGCCTGCAACCCCAGAACTAATTGCTCTGAGCAATCCACCAATGGATATAGACATCATGGCAGACATGATCTTTGAAAATATTGGGGGACAAGAACTGATTAATATATCAAGAAGTGATATTGTTAATGGTCAGGATGTAATCTATAGCCCAATCAAAAACTTAAAAGACTTAAATATTCAGTACAATCCAAATAATATAATTAAACTTGAAAGCACAGCAGATACCTATTTTAAAAACTTTCCAATAAGATTAGAGTCAAAATTGCCTTCATATGGGACGGGCCCTAACGGAGAGGTTGTTTATATAGATTCTGTCACTGGAGACCTTGTCATAAATGTTTCCTCCCTTGATCCTGACGAGCAGGTCGATGTACAAATATTAAATAGCGGAGAGACACTTGATGGTACAATATATGGTGAGGTGTAAAAATGATAACTAATACAGGTAAGAATATATTGGCTAAGTACCTTGTTGGGCAGGCCCCAGCATATGCGTCATACATTGCTATTGGGTGCGGAGCAAAGCCACTACCGTCCGACGGTGAACTTGGAGACTATTCAAATAAGCAGTCTTTAGACTTTGAAATGTTTCGTGTTCCAATAACATCTCGTGGATATGTAACTGAAAATGGACAGTCAAAAATTGTTTTTACAGCAGAACTTCCTACAGCAGAAAGATATGAAATAACAGAGGTTGGTGTATGGTCTGCAGGATCAAATCCAACTGCTGGATCTTATGATAGCAAGACTATCTATTCTTTTAGTGGTACAGAAAATTGGGAGTATCATAATCAAAATGGTGCTGTAGCAATTCTTCCAATATACGAACCATTAGATTCAGGATCAAATCCACCAAATAATATTATTAGTACAACAAGTACAGTGTTTCAAACCAACGCAGATAATAGAATTTTTACAAACGATGAAAGATCCTTACGCTATGAAAGATGCAGATTTTTAAATAACATCATGGTAATAAGAGGAGACATGAGCAATCTATCTCTTACTGGTGGAGTTCTTGGCGTTCCAACTGGATCAAACCATATACATCTAACTGGGGCAAGCCTAGATTTTAATAAAAACGCTCCAACTGATCAACTAAAACTTGCGTTTTCTGTTATTAATAAAGATGGGGAGTCTTCGATTCAGCCAGATGAAGTAAGAATTGTTGTTGAATTTTCTGATAGCGACGAAGCGAACTCTTTAAACTCTCAGTACGCAAGACATCAAATAGTATTAAAAGATACAGACCTAACTGTTGACTTTGCAACAGGAAGATATTTTGTTTCTTCTGTAGAACTTCAAAACCTTCTTAAGACATCTGGCTTTACCTGGAATGTAGTAGACACGGTTAAGTTCTACGTCTCAGTAATAAAAAATGGTGCTGTATCTGGCGACTACTATGTTTGTCTAGATGCTTTAAGATTGGAAAATGTTACATCCTCTAACCCAGTTTATGGTTTATCTGGATACTCTGTAATTAAAAACAGCAACGCTGAACCACTTATTAAAAATGCAAACACTACAAACCATATTGAGTTTAGGTTTGGGATGGATGTTCTTTAATGTCAAACCCAGTAGTAAAAAAGGTTATAATTAAAAAAGAAGACCTTCCAGCATTTAGTGGTGAAGAAAAATCTTACATGATAAGATATAGGATAGTTTCTGAAGATAAAAACAGATCGTCTCACTGGTCTCCGTATTATACATTACTAATGCCAACAATGAATACACCATCAAAACAAGTTGCCTGCTCAGTAAGTGTTTCTTCTGGCGTAATAAATATGGTCTGGAGACACCCAGTTTCAGGAGCGCTTCAGCAATATGATGTGTATATAAAGACAAACATTAAAGATTGGTCTTATCTGTCCAGTTCTTCTTCAACCCAACTGTCTTCTTTAGTTCCAGCAGGCATAACTTCTTTCCAGGTTGCAGTGCAGGTCCCTACTTATCCTAAGAAATACTTTGTAGACGCTGCAATTTTTACATCAGCACAGATATCCGTTTAGTGGTATAATTAATATACTATGGCAAAAATACCTTTACCTGAGCGTGGACAACCACTGGATGTTACATATATTTCTCAGTTGGCCCAGGCAGTGAATGAATTGTCTTCTGCAATATCTCCAGCAACATATAAGTATACTTCTATAGATACACCAAATGCTGGTAAGCAAAATATTAAGGGAAGCGAAGCCAGAGTTATTGGTGGCTATGTTCGTGTTGTTAATAGCGGAACTATAACTGCTGGTGAAGAAAAACCTTTTACATATTCATTTGCTGGAGAGTTTAAATACACACCAATTGCAACTGCTACGGCAATTAATACTGGAAATACTATTGCTGGTAAAAATGTTACAATTGTTTTAAAAAGTATAACGACTTCTGGTCTTGAAGGAATTGTAAGATTTAACACATCTGGAGACGTTTCGATTGACGTTAACCTAATTATCATTGGCGTACCAAATTAATGCTAAAATGTAAAAAGTGTAGTGGGAGAATGTTTCTTGATAGACAGTACAGTACAGTTGGACACCTTGAAACTTATTGCATTTCCTGTGGATCAAGAAATTTTTATAACCCACCAAGTAGTTCTGCGGAGGGTTCATGGCTGTTAAAAAGGGAAGTATTGAGAACGAAGGCTACAATGTCCTCCCTGTAGTTCCAGGGAACAAAAAGGTTTGGTTTCTTAATGGAGACCTTGTAAGAATTCACCACCTCAATAAGTCTAATGGTATTATGTCTGTTTATAATATAACAAAAGACCAAATTGAAAGTTGTTTAATCAGTGATTTTAAAAAGAAACGTGAGAGAGCATACACCGTTAGAGAGACTGCTGATTTAGTTAATCGTCATAAAAAATATATGCCATCATTAATGAGACGAGGAGTAATTCCATTTCCAATGGGATCACAAAAAGGTGGAGCAAGAGGTTTTAGGGTAAGATCATATTACTCAGAATCGCAGGTAAGAGAGATTCGTGATATACTTGCTACATACCATATTGGTAGACCAAGAAAAGATAATTTAATAACAAACGATATCACCCCAAGCAAGCAAGAGTTGACACGAAGAATGGGCGATGGTATACTTACATATACGAGAACTGAAGATGGACGATTCATTCCAATCTGGTCTGAATCTATTTAACGAAGGGTATGAAATGGAAAACGAAGACACAAAGATATCTGTTACATTGGGATACACACTTAACCTTGGCAACTTTCAATCGCTAAGACTTGACCTTGGAGTTGTTGATTCAAGACGCAATGGGGAAAACCCAGATCAAGCATTTGAGCGAGTTTATAAGTTTGTTGAAGACAAGTTAACTGAAAAGATTAACGAAGCAAAGTCTGAAATTAACGAGTAATGGCTGAACGCAAAGACCGTATGGCTTTGCTTTCAAGATACAGTAAGTATCATACCGCAAGGTACGAATCAAAGCCATCTCTGAATCTAAACGTAGAGCAGTGGGCCTCTGATGGCCTTGTAGAGTCATACGGACTCTCTGGGTGTTACGATATACTTGAGTATTACTTTTCAGTTGCAGAGAATCCGTCGTGGAATTACTTTGCTTATAACGCAGAAAAAATTTTACAGGCACAAAAAGATAAAAAGAGAGACGATGAAGAGAGAGCAGAGCGTAGAAGAATGGCAAAGGAGTGGCTAAGTGAATAACATAGAGTCCAAACTAATTACTGCAGTTCTTCAGGATAAACAGATTCATGTTCTTCTTCAGGCAAATGTAGACAACCTGCTCAGAACTCATGGAGATATCTGGAACTTTATCAGACTATACTTTGAGAACAACAAGTCATTGCCACCTGCAGAACTTGTAACAGAAAAGTTTAGAGACTTTTCACCAATCGCAAATGTTGGTGCAACAAAACACCACCTTGAAGAGTTACAGGGCGAATATTTAAATGACAGTCTTAAAGATATACTAAGATCTGCTGCAACTAATGTTCAAAACAATCAGGGCAATATTGCATTAAATGATTTAATTACTCAGACATCAGAGTTAAAGAAAAATACTTCAGCCATTCGTGATATTGATGTAACTGATCTTGAGTCAGCAATTGCATACTTTGAAAATTTAAAGATTCAACAGGCAGCAGGTCATGTTGGTATTAAGACAAATCTTCCAGGATTTGATAACTACCTTCCATCTGGAATTATGCCAGGACAGTTGGGAGTCTTCTTAGCATACCCAGGTATAGGAAAGTCTTGGATGGCTCTATACTTTGCTGTACAGGCCTGGAAGCAGGGTAAGACACCACTTGTAATTTCACTTGAGATGTCAGAGACAGAGGTTCGTAATCGTGTATTTACAATTATGGGAGAAGGCCTTTGGTCACATAGAAAACTATCTAACGGAGATGTTGAATTAGACACACTTAAGGCTTGGCACGAAAGACACCTAAAGGGTAAGCCAGAGTTTCATATCATTTCAAATGATCAGGGTGGAGAAATCAATCCTTCAGTTCTTCGTGGAAAGATTGATCAATACAAGCCAGACTTTGTAATCGTAGACTACCTTCAGTTGATGGCTCCTAATCAGAAGTCAGACAATGAAACGGTACGAATGAAGAACCTTTCACGAGAACTTAAACTCATGGCTATTGGTGAAGAGGTTCCTATTATTGCTATTTCTTCTGCTACTCCAGACGATGTTAACGACCTAAGCGGTGTTCCAACTCTTGGTCAGACTGCTTGGTCAAGACAGATTGCCTACGATGCTGACTGGGTTATTGCCTTGGGAAGAGCGTCCAATAGTGACATTATTGAGTGTGCTTTTAGAAAGAACCGTAACGGCTTCATGGGAGACTTTTTAGTACAGGTCGACTTTGACAAGGGATATTATAGGTACAAAGATTATGAAGATAAGTAGGTATAATATGGTATGTCGCAAAGCAAGGAAGTTCTTCCTCCAACCTTCTATCACCATAAGCCTATCAAAAAGTTCTACCTTGATGGGGTTATACATGATGAGTCGGCACTTGGTAGACTTAAGGCAGAATATGTCAGACTTCTTGAATCAGAAATGCGATTATCAGGCTACGTACCAAGGCTTGACATATTGCCAGACTTTACATTAGACTATAACCACAAGAAAAAATATTTTGAATTTCAACTAACAGTACACGGAACATATACGGGGAGAAAACAAAGCGAATGGATAGCAGGAATAGACGGAAGCACACCAATCTATACACAAAAGAGCAAATCAAAAGAGTTCTCACAGGAACAGGTGTAACGATTGAGTCTGAGGTTGACTCAGACTATATTATTTTTTGTCCATATCACAACAACAATAGAACCCCTGCAGGAGAAATAGATAAAAACAATGGAACTTTCTTTTGCTTTGCATGCCATCACGTAACTGGATTTATTGAATTTGTTATGCATATGTCTAATAGGACATACTTTGAGGCTGCACGATTTATCAAGAGCAAAGAAACAGAGACAAGCATTGAAACAGATATTGATAAGGCTTTGTATAAAAAGCCAGAGTTTACAATGTTTGATGAATTAGTTCTTAAGCGTTTGCACAACAACCTTCTTGAATCAGATAGAGCAAAGAACTACTTTGCCTATAGAAAGATAACAAAAGATTCTGCATCAAAGTTTTCTTTAGGCTATTCAGATAAACAGGACATGGTTACAGTACCAGTGCACAGCCCAGATGGTTTGCCAATTGGTTTTGTTGGAAGATCAATTGAAGGAAAAGAATTTAAGAATACTCCAGGCCTTCCAAAATCTAAAACATTATTTAATTTGCACAGAGTAAAGAGTTCTGGAACAGTATACGTTGTTGAGTCATCATTCGATGCCATCAGGCTTGACCAGGTTGGACTTCCAGCAGTCGCAACACTAGGATCAAATGTATCTAACATACAAATAGATTTGCTTCAAAAGTACTTCAATGATATAATTGTTATTGCGGATAATGATGAAGCAGGTGGAAATATGAAAACCAAGATAGTTGAAAAACTTGGCTCTCGTGTATCCGTAATACAACTAAATAAACAATACAAAGATATAGGCGACATGGACGATACGTCAATTAAAGAACTGGACTTCCAGTTTGACAAATCAATACAGTCTATGCTAAACTAACATAACAACACAAAGGAGAAAAACACATGGCAATACTAAGAGGAATAAAAGAGATGGGTCCAGTACTAGACGGCCCAAAGGGTGGCGATGGTCCAAAGGTTAAGTGGTTAAAACTTGCTGACGGACAATCAGTAAAGATTAGATTCCTAGAAGAACTTGATGAAGATTCAGCAAACTATAACGCAGAGCGTGGACTAGCGATTGTTGTATCAGAACACACAAACCCAAAGGACTACAAGCGTAAGGCTGTAGACACAATGGATACAGAAGGTCGTGACTGGGCAGAAGAAATGCACCGCAAGGATCCAAAGGCTGGTTGGAGAGCCCGTCTTCGTTTCTATTGCAATGTTCTAGTAGATGACGGCATTGAGGCACCATATGTTGCAATCTGGTCAATGGGTGTCAGCAAGCAATCAGCATTCAATACAATTCGTGAGTATGCACTTGAAACAGGAAGCATCTCAAATGTGCAGTGGAAGTTAAAGCGTAACGGACAGGGAACTGAAACCAGTTACACACTGATTCCATCAGCACCAGATAAGGAACCATTTAACTGGGGAGATATCAAGCCTTATCCACTAGAATCTGCACTACGCAAGGTTCCATACGCAGAACAAGAAGCGTTCTATTTGGGCTTTGACGGCCCATCTGCCACCTCAGCAACAAACGCTGATTGGTAATATGAACTACGTCGGCTTACATGTCCATACCCATTTTAGTTTGTTTGATGGGATTGCTACTCCAGAAGAATACGTGAACCGTGCAGTTGAGTTAGGGATGCCTGCAATAGCCATCACTGACCACGGTACTTTATCTGGGCATAGGGAACTGCACCGTATTGCAAAAGCAAAGGGCATAAAGCCAATTCTTGGGCTAGAGGGATACATGTGTGCAGACATATCTGATACACGAGATAAGTCTGAAAGAGAAGGTCAACAAGATCTTGTCTATAACCACATTATCCTTCTAGCCAAGAATCAAATTGGTTTAGAAAACCTTAACAAGATTAGTGAACTATCTTGGACAGATGGGTTTTTTAAGAAGCCAAGATTTGATTTTAGTATATTAGAAAAGTATAAAGAGGGAATTATTGTTTCTTCTGCTTGTCCAAGTAGTGTACTGGTTAAGGCACTTGAAGAAGAAGAGTTCGCTCTTGCTAAGAAGTACATCTCTTGGTTTAAAGAGCGCTTTCAAGATGACTACTACATTGAGG